CTGTCTCGTAGTCGATGGTCCCCGAACCACCGGCTGCGGTAGCGCCCGACAGCACCGCGTCGAACACGAGATTGCCCGCGCCATCGTCGTAGAACACGTTCTGGTCGGCCGGAGTACCGGCGTTCTCGAAGGTGATCCCGGCCGTCACTCCCGCGCTCCCCACGGTGCCCGCTTGCACGGGAGCGTGGTCGAGGTAGAAGTTGTAGATGCCGCTGGCCTCCACCGTGTTGTCGATGTTCTCCGCAGAGGACATCTCGAACACGAAGTCCCAGTAGGCGTCCACGGCATCGTCCGCCGCCACCCGCACGAAGTACAGCCGCTGTCCGCCGTTGGCGAAGAACGCGTAGGCCATCGTGGGAGAGAGGGTCGTTTCGGTGAAGTTGCCGAACTTGGCGACGAACTCGGGGAAGCTCGTTACCAGAATCGGCTTGTTCGTTTCGCCCTTCAGCGAAAATCCGATCAAGCCCAGGTTGGACGTCGAAACACCCGTGATGGGACCGGGACCGCCCGGAACTTCCTCGATGTAGACGCCGGGATAGGTGTACTCGGCCATGAGTCAACCTCCGTGTTGTCGCAAAATGTCTGCCTGTCGTCGCTACTTCTTCTTACGACGACGCTTCTTCTTTTTTCCGTCACCCTCGTCAGCAGGGTCAGCTTCGGCAGCATCCGACTCCAACACTTCAGCTTTCTCAGCACCTTTCTCGACGTTCGCCCCCTCCAACTCGCCCTCGGTATGCTCGGGCTTCTTGGCCTTTGGGGGCTTGCTCTTGTGGGTAGTTTTACCCTTCTCGGCGATCTTCTTGGCCTGTTCCGGCTTCGGCAGGACGCCAGCCAGGTCGACAGGCTCGCGCGCGGGCGTGGCCGCAAGGGATTTCGCACCCCTCGGCTTGCCCGTTTTCCGCAGGAGATTCTTGCGGATCAGCGCCTTCGACTCCCGTGTCTCCTCCAGAATCTCGATGACGGTATGGGGGCGCACGGCCTTCGTGATGCCCTTCTTGACCGGGATCGAACGCACGACGTTGCCTGTGTAGCGATACCAAGCCATCACGACTCCTGTGAATTTGGGTTGTACTTTTCGTAGGTTACGATCGGTTCGGTCATCGCGGGCAACACCCTGTCGTCATGGAGGTCGATTTCGCCTCGAACCGTGAAAGAGATCGTCCAGCCCACTGTCCTGTCCGCGATGTCGGCCAGTTCAGACGTCACGGAGATGCTCATTTCACCTGCATCATATTCCCGCGTGTCGCCAAGACTGTCAACAATTTTAAAAATGAACCAAGGCGGTATGAAGTGTCTCAGGACGTAGTGGAGCATCAAGACGGATTCCTGCTGTCGTCGCGCCGCGATGATGCAGTCGTAGGTGATGTCGAACTGGGTGGCCCGCCACTGGTTCGCGTAGCGGTCGTAGCCCACCTGACCGCCCGGCAGGACAATCTTCGTCGCACCCTTCGCGGGCGCGCGGGCGACCCACTGATACCAGGGGTGCCGATCGAAGGCCACCGTCAGGTCGTTCCGCCGGAAGGTGATGTTCGGCAGGAAGTACTCCTGATAGACGTCCTCCGGGGTGTCGAAGTAGAGCGGAATCTTGTTGTCGAGATGCTGGAGCCCCGACCGCACGCCAGGGACGTCGATGGTGTAGATGGCTCGGGTTTCCCCATCCACCACGTAGTTGAAAACCTCACCCCCAACGGTGAGCATACAACCGGTGTCCCAGTCGCGGAGGTTGACCGTCCCCAGAATCGTCATCGCTCACCGATTGCGAACTTGAGTTCGCGGGCTAGCCTTGCGGGCCAGTTGGCCCGTCGCCCTCACCGTCGCCCTCACCCTCGTCGCTGCCCTCCTCCGGCGGCGCGGCATCGCACTCGATGTCGATGTCGCCGTCGTCGGCAGCCTTGTTGATGAAGGCGGTGGCCTGGTCGAGTTGAGCATCGCGCCTGTCGAGTGCTCGCCCCATTAGCTCGTTCTCGACGCCCATGAGCGTTGAGTTCAAGCCGTCCAGCTTCTCAGCCCCGTCCTTGTCAGCCTCGGCACCACTTTTTGCATCGTTCATCACTTCAACCTGTTGGAGCAAATGGGGCCAACTCCTTCTGGAATGCGGCCCCTTGATTGAATTCTACCACGCCAATCTCGCCGAGATCGCTCGGCAACTCGAACACTGACTCCCGACCCGTCATGATGTACTTCGTGAACCGGGCCATCGTCGGCCTCAACTGCGCTCGCATCGCCTTCAGAGCCGGTCGCCAGTGCGACTCTTGTCTTTCACCGTCGAATCCGAACTCTTTACGAAGGACATTGTACCCGACATCTTCGCGCACGACAATACCTACTGCATTGTCCGTTCGTTCAACACGCGGATTCTCGGCCCCTGCACGGGTGAGCAGCCCCTCTATCTCCTGTCTACGAAAGTACAATCGGTCAGAAAGGGCCTTCGTTTCGTCCGGTCGAGCCTTCCGCGACACCACCTTTGCGTCGCGTTCGCCAACCGGCACCGGGAGCATCGTCGCGGGCCACGGGCCGAACCGCACGAGCACGTCCACCCACGCCGGAGATGCCGAATGCGCCCTGACGAACAGCACGGAGTCGTGTTGCCGGTCCTGCGTCAACTGCGCCGCAGCGTGCTCGAAGTAGACCACCACCGCTTCCTCGTCGGCCACACCGCTCACCAGGCCGATGCGGAGATCCTTGGCGTAGTTCTCCTTGTCGTCGCCGATCTGGACCTCGGGGGCACGAACCTGCACCTCTTTCCGCAAGATGGCTGCCAGGGAAACGAGAAAAAGCTCGCGCCCGCGCTCGATGCGGCCGGGCACCTTCTTGAACTTGTTCATCGCCTTGACGGTCTTGCGGAGGGGGTAGATCAGCGGCGTCGGCGACATGGTCGACGTGCGCGGCTTCTTGTACTTGTACTTCCTGGGCACCGACTAGGCGGACTTCTTCCGCTTCTTCTTCTTGGCTCCGGCCATGACGGTGGACGCCTGGGTAGCCCGCTTCTTGCCGGTCTTTTCCGCGCCCTTGGTCAGTTCCTTCGCCATCTCGGAGCGGTGCTTGTCGAGCGCCTTCTCCATCTTCTGATCCTTCTCGCGGGTCGGCCGCAATCCGGTCAGCTTGGCGAGCTTGTCCTTCCACATGCCGTAGAGGAGCCGGTAGTCGGGCTCGGGGTACTGGATGCCGGTTTTCTTGTCCGTCGCCCAGTTGACGCCGATGCCCTTGTTGATCGCCTTGCCGAGAACGTCCTTCCAGACCTCGACCGACACGTCGATCGCGTACTCCTTGATCGGCTTCGGCGGCTTCTTCATCATCGTCTTGAGCACCGCCGAGAACCACTCCTCGGCAGATGGTGTCAGGCCGGAAGCGCGGCCACGGAACCCCTTCAGGTTCATGTAGCGCGGCGGCTCGTCGACACTGCCCACGTCGGCCGCGACGTCCTTCTCGGACGGGTCGACGGCGTAGCTCCACTTGTACGCCTCGGCGAGCAGATCCGTGAAGTACTCGACGATGGCGTCCTCGTCACCCTCGAACTCCTCGGCGAGTTCGTCGATGGCGGACGCGATCCACAGCACGCTCGTTGCCGGGGTCCATTCCCCATCCGTGTCCTCGGAGAGATCGAGCCCCTCGTAGGGATTCTCGTCGCCCTCCGGCTCGAAGATCGGCGGGCGGTCATCGACGACGGCCTCGATCTCCTCCAGCAGTTGCCTGAAACCCATGTTGTCCTCCTCTACCCGAAGCTCGGGGAAACTTTGAAGTACGTCGTGTCGCCACGGCCCTGCCACCCTGGCATCTCGACATACGCTTGTACCCTATACTTGCCTTGCTGGTCAAAATCTCCGACCTGAACGATGTACCGGATTTTCGTGTCCTCGTACACGCTGCCGACCCAGGTGTGCTCGGTGCCGTCCGGCTTCTTCACCTTCAGGCTCACCGTCACCGCAGTCGTGATGTCGGAGCAGGTGTCAACGATGATCTCCGTACCCACGTCGCCGACGTAGTACTTGCTCGGATCCGCGCAGGAATCAACGCAGGTGGTCATCGCTCGACCATCTCCAGTTCAATGACCGAATACAGCAGCATCGCAATGCCGATCTTAGAAACTAGGCACAGTCGATCTTCCATTTCGACTCCAGATTCAGCGCCC